CGGGGAGCACAAGATCAACCTCGCGGCCACCAAGCCCGCCGCATCCTGGATTGAGGAAGGCGGGGCGCTTACCTTCGGTGACGCGACCTTCGACCAGATCCTCATGGATGCGTATAAGCTGCATGTGGCCATCAAGATCACGGAGGAACTTCTCTACGATAACGCCTTTGGCCTGGAAAGCTATATCATCGACCAGTTCGGCAAGGCCATCGGCAACGCCGAGGAGGATGCTTTCCTCAATGGTGATGGCAAGCATAAGCCCACGGGTCTTTTCACGAGCGCGAAGGTAGGCGTGACCACTTCGACTGCGAACATTTCCGCTGACGATATGATCAACTTGGTCTATTCACTGAAGCGCCCGTACCGCAAGAACGCTTCGTTCATCACGAACGACCAGACGCTTTCATCGCTTCGCAAGCTGAAGGACAACAACAATGCCTATATCTGGCAGCCATCCTACCAGGCGGGTGAGCCGGACCGTCTGCTGGGCTACGCACTCCATACCTCGGCTTATGTGCCGACCATTGCCGCTGGCAAGTCGGTCATCGCTTTCGGAGACTACAGCTACTACAACATTGGAGACCGTGGTACCCGGTCGCTGCAGGAGCTCAAGGAACTCTTCGCTGGCAACGGTATGATCGGCTACGTGATGAAGGAGCGTGTAGATGGCAAGCTGGTGCTGCCGGAGGCTGTGCAGCTCCTGCAGATGAAGGGCACGGCAGGAGCATAAGAAAGGCGGGATTCGCGTGATTGTCAGTCTGAAAGAAGTCAAAGAATATCTGCGGGCCGAGGGAAATGAGGAAGATGCGCTGCTGACGGGGCTTATCGAGACCGCACAGACGCTTTGTATGGAAATTGCCCGTATCACAGAGACAGCGGCTTTTGATGGACTTGGCAGTTCCGCGAAAACTGCTGTTTTGTATGCTGCTGCTTATCTGTATGAACATCGGGAGGAGGCAGATCATCATGAACTCATCCTGACACTTCGGGCTTTGCTCTTCGGCATACGGCAGGAGGGATTCTGAATGTATATTTCCATTGGCGAGCTTCGTCAGCGGGTGAGGATTGAACGGCCTTCGACTGTCACGGATGAAGAAGGCAATATCGTTGAGCAGGGCCGGGAACTTTATGGCATCGTCTGGGCGAAAGTGCTGCCTGCTGCCGCGAAGATTTCTGACGGCTATACGGAAAAAGTGAATGAGGTGGATTATCGGGTGGTCATGCGTTACCGGAAAGATATCCGGTCATCGGATGTGCTGATATGGCGGGACAAGGTCATGACCTTCCTTTCATCGCCCTACGATATGGATGGGAAAAAGAAATGGCTGGTCATGGAATGCCGGGAGCTGGTGGAAGATGACAAGTAAGCATTATAAGGATAAAGGTTTTTCCCGTGGCTATATGTCCACAGGAAAGACGGTGCAGGAACTGAGGGAATTAGGTGAGGATGTCCTGCAGGCAGCTAAAGATGCCCTGGCTGCTGGTGCTGATGAAGTCATGCAGGAGGCGAAAGGCCGCTGCCCGGTCTATGAGGGCAGGGATAAGCGGGTTCGCAAAGGGGCGCTCCGGGATTCCATCAAACTGAAGAAACTGCGCGGCGGCACTGCCTATAAGATCAGTGCCGATGCCAGGGCAGCCGATGGCATGTTCTATGGGCAGATCGTGGAATTCAGCCCGAAGATCAACCGGCCATTCCTGTATCCGGCCTTGGACGCGCATAGGGAAGAAATCCGGGAGAAAATCGTGGCGGCAGTCAGGACTGCCTGTAGGAGGCATGGGAAATGAGCATTACAGAAAAAGTCTATCAGGCCTTGCGGACATCAAAAGAGCTGACTTCACAATTGGCAAAAGACCGGAAGGGACGCTGCATCTATCATAGTGCAAAGGGCAATCGCAAAGGCAGTCAGAGAAAATCAGGTGCTGGCTGATGGCAGGTGGCTGACCTGCATTGGAAATAAGAACGTGAAAGCAGGTGATTTAATTTGGACAGATGGCCGCTGTGTCTATGGCAATCAGGCAGAAGGCGGGAACAGCAATGTGCCGATTCTGCCAGCACAGGGGATTCCTGTTTTTGGCATAGAGGGGAAGTATCAGTATTTTGCTAAGGGAGCTTTGCATGAAATTGGTAGTGGAAAAGAACATCGGAAGATGCTGAACGACAAGAAGAAGTATATTTTTTTCAATCAAGGGGATTATGTTTTGGATGCTGAGTTTGATGAGGAAGGCAATCTCTATACCTTGGAAGGCGGCGGAGTTGATTATAATTTTGAGATCATGGATTACGAATCCTTTGGACACTGCCGTCTGGCGCGTAATAGAGAAACACTTATCAAATTTGATATTTTGCCTATCCTTAAGCGGCAAAGCGCAAAAGCTGTGCAGCTGGCCGAATCTTTGAAAAGACCAATCAAAAGAGATGACCCAGGGTCACAGACTATGCTGGGTTTTACACAGAGTAGGATTATCGCCGGGAAGGTGGATGCAGCAGGAAATTATGTCTTGGTAGTCAATACATGGGCAGGCGCAGATCATCATGAATGGGCATATTATACAGTTGAGCTGCCCTTCCTTGGATCAAATACTTATATCATAGAAAGTTGGAGCGCATCGGATTGCCAGCAGCGTTCCTTGCTGACGGAAGAGGGAGAACAAATTTATATGGAAAGGGAATTGACGAATGCCCGGGGATATGGTGAGGATTATTATCATACAACACAGTGGGATGCTCCGGCAGGCAGTATCCGACTTCCTTTGCAGGATGGCTATTTCTGTATATTTGATGGCAAGACAGACGTGAAATATCCAAGCAGCGGGGGAGATTATACAGGAAAGATCTATAATGCGGCAGGCGAACTGGTGCTGACAGGCAAATTCGATCCGTTCATGAATCTTTCCATTTGTCCTGTCGGTGCGGGACGGTATCTCATAGGCACCGGATATTTCTTATACCTTTATGCGGATGGTACATTTACAAAACTTATGGATGCCTGCGGTAATTTCAGATTGCGGAAGATGAACAATCTGAGTCGTTGGAAAAAAGAAAGAGGGTGACAGGATGGAACATCTCATGGAATATATACGGCCAGTCAATGCGGCCATTGGCGGCCTGATCGGCTGGTTTATCGGCGGGAATGACAGCCTGCTCTATGCACTCATTGCCTTTGTGGTAGTCGATTACATCACCGGGGTGCTGTGCGCGGTTATAGAAAAGAATCTTGCCAGTGCCATTGGCTTTCAGGGCATCTTTCAAAAGGTCATGATTTTCCTTTTAGTTGGAATTGCTAATGTGTTGGATACCAAGATCTTGGGAGCAGGAGCAATGCTGAGGTCAGCGGTCATTTTCTTCTATATTGCCAATGAAGGAATTTCTATCCTGGAAAATGCAGGGAGGATGGGACTGCCAATACCGGAAAAGCTGAAGGCAGTCTTTCGGCAGCTGCAGGACAAGTAAATAGGGATAGAGATGAATGGCTCGATGGGAAGTTTCCTGTCGGGCCTTTTTTTCGTTTGAAATTGAAAAAGGCTCATGCCTTGAGGAAGTAACTCCTTGCAGCATGAGCCTTTGCATGTGTACTTATACTTTTTTGACCGGGAAATATACTTGCGTGATGAAATCATCAGGCGATTTTACAGTGTCAGGACCTTTTACATATTGTTCATAAGGAGGAGAGGCTAAAGCGTAGCCATTCTGCTGCAGCCATTCTATGCCACGGGTATAAGTCTCGCTGAGTTTTGTATAAGGGCCGTAGCAGGTAGTTGTTACGCATAGGCCGCCAGTCAGTACTCGTGTATCTTCATTTTCAGCGGCAACAGGCAGGGCTAATTCGGTATCATTGTTTTCCGGGTCGAACTCCTTGTCATGATAGATGGAAATCGGTGCGCCAATAATCTTATAATGCTTTTTGCCAGCCAGAGCGAAAAGTTTTCCTATAATTTGGCAAAATTCATTGATGCTCATTTTTTGTCGGCTGTGCAGTATGAACTGCGGTTCTGTGGTTATGAGTTTTACTTCTATCTGGTCAATGAATGACATAATATCTGCTCCTTTGTGCAGACGTTCCAAGTCGAGTGCCAGCTCGGAAGAACGTCGTTGATAGGATTCAGCCTTTTGGTTGAGTTCCTGTTGTTTATTCTGTAGTTTTCTTTCCAGCCATCCGGCTTCCTTGACAGCTAGAAAATCCGCAATCTCGTCCAAGGAAAAATCATAATCTTTCAGACGGTTGATGAACAACATCTGGCGCAGCTGGTTCAGATCATAAAAGCGGTAGCCACTGTCCAAATCGATGTGTGATGGCTTGATGAGATTGATTTTATCGTAATAGCGCAGCGTACGGGTCGTGACGCCGCAGATGCGGGAGAATTCTCCAATAGAAAGCATAATGACATCTCCTTGTGATTTTTTGATAGCTATCATGGTTCTAGTATAAAGCTTGACGTTGGGGAAAGGTCAAGAGGGAAATATCAATTCATGCAAAAATTGGAAAAGCTTCTTGTTCTACCAAGGAAACCTTCAAGTTTTGATTGTTCCCAGGGCTATAAGGCAGAGGTGATTCTTATCATGACAGAAGAACAGAAGTCGAGAATCCATTTGCTGCGGGAACGGGGACTGGGTTATATCCGTGTCGCACAGGCATTGGGAATATCGGAAAATACCGTCAAATCTTATTGCAGAAGGAACAAACTTACAGGAAAATTAGAGCATACGCTGCCGGAGCATATGAATGGCGAAAACAAAATAGTAACGAAAATTATAGAGCCAGGCAGTTCCCACGCCCTTATGAAATCACGTATAACTGAGGAACAGCTGTGCGGTGATTATAAATATTGGATGGCACAGAACATCATAAAGAAGATGCTCAATGAAGGTTTAATTTCTGTGGATGAATTCAACAAAATCAGCGAAAGAAACCGTCAAACTTTCTCTCCGTATTTATCTGAGATTATGCCATAAATAACTTGATATATCAATGGTTCTATGGGAATATGTCCATACCGAAAGCGAGGTGAGTTGATGAAATGTATAACAAGAATTGCAGAAAATAAAGCCTTATCAGTTAAAGAGAAAATCCGTGTTGCAGCTTATTGCAGAGTCTCTACAGCAAGTGATGAGCAGCTGATAAGTCTGGATACGCAGAAAGCACATTATGAGGATTATATCAAATCCAATAGCGAGTGGGAGTACGCAGGGGTATTTTTTGATGAAGGTATTACTGGCACCAAAAAGGAGTGTCGTGACGGTCTGAATTCCCTGATTGATTCCTGCGAAAAAGGTCTTGTGGACTTGGTCATTACAAAGTCCATCAGCCGATTCAGCAGAAATACAACAGACTGTTTGGAACTGGTAAGAAAGCTGATGGCGCTAAATGTGACCGTGATTTTCGAGAAAGAAAATATTAACACGGATACGATGGAAAGTGAATTGATGCTTTCCATATTAAGCAGTCTTGCGGAAAGCGAGTCGGTGTCCATTTCTGAAAACAATAAATGGTCAATACAAAAACGCTTTCAGAATGGCACCTACATTATTTCCTATCCGCCTTATGGTTATGAAAATGCCGGCGGAGAAATGATTGTTGTGCCGGAGCAGGCAGAGGTTGTCAAAAAGATATTTGAAGATACGCTTGCCGGGAAAAGTACCCATGCCGTTGCAAAGGAACTGAATGACAGCGGTGTGAGAAGCAAGAAAGGCGGAAAATGGACTCCCGGAGCAATCAATGCGATTATTCGCAATGAGAAGTTTACGGGAGATGTTATTTTTCAAAAGACCTACACCGACAGTCAGTTTAGCCGCCACACCAATGATGGCGAGTTAAATAAATATCTGTGTGAAAATCATCATGAGCCGATTGTAAGCCACGAAATTTTTGAAAAGGCAAATGAGGTCCTGAATCAGCGTGGCAAGGAAAAAGGCAATGGAGAGCGAACCGAACGCTATCAGAATCGTTATGGCTTCTCAGGCAGAATCAAGTGCGGAGAGTGCGGCGGAGTCTTTAAAAGAAGAATCCACTATAAGCCCAGCGGAAGTTACATTGCTTGGTGCTGCACCCATCATATCGAGGACAGGAACTCCTGTTCCATGAAGTACATTACGGATGATGGCATAAAGACGGCGTTCCTTACTATGATGAATAAACTGATATTTGCCCATCAGATGATATTAAAGCCACTGCTTCACAGCCTGCAGGGATTTGATGATAAGGATAGGCTTCTACAGATACAGGAATATGAAACTAAACTGGAAAAGAATATGGAGAAAAGGCAGGTGCTGACGAGCCTTATGGCAGGCGGACTATTAGAGCCAGCACTTTTTAGCAAGGAAAACAATGCTTTGATTTTGGAAGAAAAGCATTTGCAGGAAGAAAAGAAACAAATGATAAATTCCGTCAGCGGTGACAGGACAAAGATTGAAGCCTTGGAGACACTTATAAAATTTGCATCCGGCAGTGAGATGCTGACGGAATATTCGGATGAGATATTCCTTTCCTATGTAGAAGGGATTATCGTGCTTTCAAGAGAAAAAATCGTCTTTGAACTGAAGTGTGGACTGAAATTAAAGGAAAGGTTGGTGGGATAATGGCACATATACCCTACGGATACAAAATTGTGAATGGAAAAGCAGAAGTCGATGAAAAACAGGCGGAAGCAGTCAGAAAGCTGTTTGACGGCTACATTGCAGGACTTGGATTAAAGCCTGCGGCGGAGAATGCAGGCTTTGAGATTTATCATGGCAGTGCAGGCAGAATGCTGCGAAACACGCATTACCTTGGAGATGAATATTATCCTGCCGTCATCGACAGAGAGCGTTTTGACAAGGCAGAAGAAATTAGAATGTCGAGGGCATCCTCTTTGGGCAGGGTCAGAGAACTGCAGGATGCACCAAAACCAATGGCAGATACAATGTTTACCATGCCGTTTGTTGAGAGAAAATTTGCAGATCCATTTGAACAGGCAGAATATGCCTACAGCTTAATTGAAAGTGAGGTGGCGATAGTTGAATAAGAGTATCACAGTTATCCCGGCACGAAGACGTGTGGGAAACACAGTAAATAAAGAAGTAAAGCCGAAGCTCAGAGTCGCAGCGTACTGCCGTGTCAGTACCGACAGCGATGAGCAGGCTACCAGTTATGATACACAGGTGGAACATTACTCTAATTTTATACAGAAAAATGAGGAATGGGAATTTGCCGGAATATTCGCAGATGATGGTATCTCAGGCACCAATACCAAAAAGCGTGAGGAGTTTAACCGCATGATTTCCGAGTGTATGGAAGGCCATATTGATATGATTATTACCAAGTCCATCAGCCGATTTGCCCGTAATACCTTGGACTGCCTTCGCTACATAAGACAGCTGAAGGAAAAGAACATCCCCGTGTTTTTTGAAAAGGAAAACATCAATACAATGGATTCCAAGGGCGAGGTTCTGCTGACCATCATGGCCAGCCTTGCACAGCAGGAATCGGAATCCTTAAGCAAAAATGTAAAGATGGGGATGCAGTTTCGATTTCAGAAGGGAGAGGTGCAGGTCAACCATAATCGCTTTATGGGATATACAAAAGACGAAGATGGACACCTCATCATTGAGCCTGCCGAGGCAGAAATCGTCAAACGAATCTACCGAGAATACCTGCAGGGTGCAAGCCTAAAGCAAATCGGAGACGGCTTGATGGAGGATGGTATTTTAACGGGTGCCAGAAAACCAAAGTGGCGTCCTGAATCAGTGAAGAAAATACTTCGAAATGAAAAGTACATTGGTGATGCCCTTTTGCAAAAGACTTATACCGTGGATGTACTAACAAAAAAGCGAGTGAAAAATAACGGCATCGTTCCGCAGTATTATGTAGAAAACAGTCATGAACCGATTATCCCCCGCGACCTTTATATGCAGGTGCAAGAAGAAATGCTCAGAAGGTCCAATCTTCATAGCGGTGCGAACCGAAAGAAACGAGTCTACAGCAGCAAATATGCACTTTCCAGTATTGTCTATTGCTCGAAATGCGGGGAGATTTACCGCAGGGTTGCTTGGAACAATCATGGAAAACGCTCTACGGTATGGCGATGCGTAAACCGAGTGGAGCATGGTCCCGACTGCTGTGATGCACCAACTGTGAAGGAAGAAGAATTACAGAGCGTTGTGGTAAAGGCAATTAATATGGCACTCGGTGGCAAGGAGGATATGCTTGCCGACTTAGAAGAAAATATAGCGATGGTGCTTGCTTTGGAAGATGAGACTTCAATAGAAAGCCTTGATGCCAAGCTGGAAGACCTGCAGCAGGAACTTCTGAAACGAGCCAATGCCAGACAGGATTATGAATACCTTGCTGATGAGATTGACCACTTGCGTGAGAGAAAGCAAAAGGTAATGGCGGATAATGCCGAGCGAGACGGAACAAAACAGCGAATTGCCGAAATGCAGCAGTTCCTTGCCGGGCAGACGGAACAGATTGAGGAATACGATGAAAACTTGGTCAGAAGAATGGTGGAGAAGATAACGGTTTACGAGGAGAAATTTATGGTGGAATTCAAGTCAGGCACAAGCGTGAATGTAGAGAGATAGAAGTAATAGGCTACAGAAGTTAGCACCTTGCAGAAATGCAGGGTGTTTTTCTGTTGTTGCAATAATTATAGCTGTAAATTATGTTAGGGTGATTGAAATTCACAAAAATGTGTAGTACAATAAGTTATCTGATTTGTGAAACAAGTTGAGAGTAAACAAGCAGAGGTGTAGAACATGATTAAAAATAATATAGAACTAGATGTAAAAGTTAAGTGTATAGAGAATGCAACCACACAGGCAAAAATAGCGGAAGACATCAATACTACGAAATCATACGTGAATCGTATTATCAAAAAACAAGATGGCGTGGTAAATAAGACCTTTGTGCAGATGATGGAGGCTCTTGGCTATGATATAGAGCTTACCTATGTAAAAAGAGAAGGGTAAGGTGGTGGCTTACGGTGGAACTATTATTAAATGATATATTGAATTTAACAGCGGCAGAAATAAATAATAGCAGAATCGAGTTGAATATGACGGAAGGTTCTGGAGGTATTGCATATATTGATAAGTGGTTAGCTCTGGGACAGGATGAAAAGGATAATGGCATCACTGACTGTTCTTACTGGGGATGGTATGGAAATAAAAAGAACTTTAATATTGGGCAGACGGTATTTAGCTTTATTAAAATGTCTTATGATGAATGGCTCTTTATTTCTGCAGCTGAAATAGTAGATGTCCCTGTTGGTAGTAGAGCGAAAGTTAAAATTATTAAACGACTTGTACCACTGTTTGGACGGCTGGTTATGAAATATAAAAAAGGAAACACTTATGCACGGTATGTGTTTCGGATGAAAAAGGTCATAGGAAACTGTACTATAAAAGAAATACTTCCATGTCAGTATTCGGGAGAACGGTTTGAAGGATATGACCGTGTGCATCTGCCATTTAGAAAATTAGCAGATGTTTTCAACGGAAAAATTATGCCTACCTATTACGAGGCACTAAAAAAGGTAACTGGGATTTATTGCTTGACGGATACAAAGAACGGAAAACTTTATATTGGGTCAGCAACAGGTGAAGAAGGTGTTGCACAACGCTGGGGAAATTATTTGGATTCCAAGCACGGTGGTAATAAAAAGTTGATTGCTCTTTACAATGAAAAAGGATCCGATTACTTTGAAGAGTACTTTACATACACACTTATAGAGTACTTTGGATTATCTTATGACCCTGAAAAAGTAGGGGAGAGAGAACAATACTGGAAGAAGTGTTTTAATACAATTAAGAATGGCTATAACGATAATTGATAATAAAGGATGGTGATAAGAGGTGGGAATATCATTTAGAAATTCAGCTGGATTTGGGAAACGAATGGAATATAAACTGATTGGTGATATGTTGATAGCGCTCACTGTCAAGATAGATGTCAGTAAAATGCAGATTTTTTATTTTGGGTTACGCCTCGTGGCTGGACAAACGTTCGTTATCATCGGCTAAATCTTCTTGCACAACTGTTTTGTCTGGATTCAGAAAGACAATGTCGTCCAAGGTCCAGTCACGAGTGTTCCGGTTGTTCCAACGCTCTGGATGCGCCGCCTTAGCTGCCTGGTAAACGGCGTGCCGCTTGGCAAGGATATTATCCGCCTCGCCGTTATGGCGTTGGGCAGGCGTCAAGAACTTCAGACTACTGTGGTGGTGCTCGAAGCGGTACCATTCCACGAAACGGCGGCACCATTGCCGTGCCTCAGTCAACGTCGCAAAGCCTTTGGGCTGGTAGTTCGGCCGGTACTTCAGCGTGCGGAACAGCGACTCTGCGTATGCGTTATCATTGCTGACGCGAGGACGACTGTTGGATGGCGTTATGCCCAGGGCGTAGAGCGTTGTCAGCATTGTAGCGCCCTTCATCGGGCTGCCGTTATCGGAATGCAGGACGAGAGGATGCGTAGACAGACGGTTCTGTTGGAACGTAGCCCGTCGGATCAGCTCGCTGGCGTGGTCAGCGGATTCTTCCGGCCATACTTCCCAGCCTACAATATCGCGGCTGAAAAGGTCTGAAATTAAGTATAGGTAGTAGAACGTGCCCTTCACAGGGCCGTTGAGATAGGTTATATCCCACATCCATACCTGATTGGGCCCAGTCGCATGGTGCGTCGATATGGTACGCTTCACAGGTGCAGAGGCACGCCCGCGTCGGCCTGCCATGCCTTCCTCACGGAGGACACGGTAGAAAGTAGATTCCGAGGCGATGTACTCGCCTTTGTCAGCAAGTGCGGGCACAATCTCGCACGGTGGCATATCCTTGAACTCTGGTGTGCTTACGGTCTCGATTATCTTCTGGCGTTCCTCCTCGCTGAGTTTGTTGGATGGCGTCGGCCGTTTGGCCGTGGGGCGCTGGTCTGAAACAGAGCCTTGTACCTTCTGCTGTTTTTGCCAGCGGAAATAGGTGCGCTCCGTTATCGCCAGAATGCCGCAGGCTTTGGCCCGTCCAGCACCGCTGGATACCGCTTCATCAATCAGCTGAATGGCATAACTGCGATCCGGAGCGCTGATCATTCGCCCTCTGGGTCCCCCCAGATCGCATCGGCTTTTTTTTGCAGGACAAGCAGTGCAGCCGTCTCGGCCAGCGCTTTCTCCTTGCGGGCAAGCTCTTTTTCCAGTTTGCGGTTCTCACGCTCTGAAGCCTTGAACTCACGGTTCAGGCGTGCAGCTTCTTTAGCTACGCCGCCGTTCGCGTTCATGCAGGCATCGCGCCAGGATTTGATCTGGTCGACGTATAAGCCCTTTTTGCGTGCGTACTCCGCAAGGTCGGTCTCATTCATGCGGGCTGTCTCAACAACAATCATGAACTTGTCCTGAGTGCTCCACTTGTCAGCGGGAACGTCAAAGTCATCGGCGGAGGTTCCTTCCTCCTTGGCCTTGTTGAGCCAGTTGCGGAGGGTCTGCTCGGAGATACCTTCTTCGGCAGCAACTTTGCTGACGGATTCATTCTGAGGAGGAAGCAGGCGACGGAGCACCGCTTCACGTAGTT